TCGCCCATCTGACAGCGTGATCTGGTCAAACATCTCTGTATCACCAAGCAACTGACGCGCTGCTAACTGCGCCATTTCTACACGCTGCTCAAACGCTTGACCAAACTCTTGACGTAGTTGTTGCTCCCCCTCGTGCAAAGCTTGCTCACGCGACTGTTCTAAACTTTCGTTCATGCCAGTGATGGTGCCACGAACAAAATTCATCATCTCGTTTGCCTGACGACCATTCAAGCCTGCGTTTAACGCATGCTCACGAAACGCATCTATGTAGTTGTCATCAAGAGGAACATCCCCTTCAAACTCATAGCCACCCACTTCCGTAGGCGCGCCAAGCCTCTGATAAACCTCACGCCATTCATCAGGCGTTGCAGACTTACCAGGTATGGCAACTTTATCAGCTCCAATCATTCTTTGTGCATTAACGTAGCTTTTTGCTAACGCGGCTGGATCAGTAAAAGTACGCAGAGATGGCTCATTGCGAAGCTCCTCTGGTAGACTATCTAAAAATCCTACTGGTGCAGCATCAGCTACAACAGCCTCTGGTGCAACTTCTTGAGATCCAGTATCTTGGATTGCCTCCTCGCTCATTGCGGTTCCTTCCCTTCGGACAACATTCTGACGATCAGCAGCACAGCTGCGCGTTGTCCTTCGTTAAATGCAGATTGATAAGGATCGCCAGAAAATGTGGTTGCCTCAAAGCCAAATCTAGTTTTGAGATCACGCAATACTCTTTCACCGTCATCAGTGTTAAACGTGCGCCTGTATGCCAGTTTTAATTCTTCTAGTTGCTTCATTGCTCAGAAGCCCCCACAGCTTTAACCAACGGCGCTACTTTCTGCGCGGTATCAGCCGCCATCATCTGTTGCTGCATCTGTTCTTGCTGTTGAGCTGCGCGCTCTTTCTCATCGCGCAATCGAGCCACTTCTTCATTACTGCGAATTACACGCGCAGGAATGCCAGTGACCTCAACAAGATACTGAACAAGCTTGTCATCATCCAAGTAATCCATAACAGGCGCAATCTCAGCAACCTGCATCATTACCTCAAAGCCACGCAGCATAGACTGCAAATCAGTCAGGCGTTGCGCCTTTGCCAGCGGAGAAACGTATTCAATATCAATGTCTTGACCCTGTAGCTCCTCAGGCGCGGCAGGGAGGAGTCCGTTCCTGAGGAGCAATGCAAAGGATCGGGAGATCAGGGGTTGGAGCAGTTCTGATTGAAGCCGCCCTAATACAGGCCCGAGCAGCCTCATTTTCTCCTCATTCCTCTGCAATACCTCAGTCGCGGTCATCGCTGGACCTTGCGACATTAACAGCTGATCTACATAGAAAGCTTGACGTATAGCGTTCCTACGTTGCTCCTCCATGTTTAGACCTAGCGGATTATTAGCGCCGATATTTAGTGGCTCCATACGATCCCGTGTACCAGTGCGATAGAAGTTTAGCGCGCCTGGAGTGGTACGGACAGGCAACATAAACCCGTCATCAGGAACCATCAAAGGTGGATCAATCTGCTTTTGCGCGGCACGAATAGTCACCTCTGACATTTTGTTAAGCATCTTAACATCAGGCAGTGCATTCATTGCAGGAGAGCGCCCATACGTACTCACACTATCCTTAACAAAGCGCGGAACCATAAATGGGAAATCATCAAAGCCACCCTCTGATAATTGCTGCCGACTGTCAGCATGATAGTACACAGACGCTATTGGCTTATTCTTAGCAATCTTACCCTTCGTTTCACCGCGTGGATAAATTGCATGGATAATCTCATGCTCCTTGTGAGGATCATTCTGTAAGTCTTTTTTAATCTGCGGAGGCAATGTTTCTTCGCCAAAGCGTTGCGCAGCCGCACGAGCCGTAATCTTAAATTTGCGATAGACAGTATCAACTTTACCGTTTGCATCCTCAGCTATCGTAATCTCCGCAATATGACGCGATGAGAACCGCAGCCCATCCCTGTCACCTTCCACATAGAAAGCAGCAGTGCCAAACACCACTAGATCATAGTAAAGCTCATGTATCTCTTGTTGGAAGTTAGAGCGATGAAATGCCTGGTACATCTGATCCATGCATGTCTCTAACCACTCGTTCGCCAGATCGTTGCCTTGCAAAGAAGGATCACGATACCGCATAGAGAACCAAGGCGTACTTGGTGATGTCAGCATACCGTGCAGACTAGACGCTAAAAGCTCTACAGAGTGTACAGCTGTACCATCATAGATAAGCTCTGTGCGCTTATCGCCCTGCGTTCTTTTTTTCGTAATGTCTGCCTTACGCGGCAACATGTAATCCGCAAGCTCTTGCCAGTGCTTTTCCCAATTTGACCGTTTGCTTTGCAGCGTCTTATATCTGCGATCTAGCTGAGTAATCAGCGGATTTACTTGTGCCATTACATCATTCCCATACTATTCATAAGTGAAGCGCGCTTCTTTTTTTTAGAAGAACCCTCCACAGCCCCACCTTGCATGCGACCAGCCATTTTTTGATTTAGTCGCTCCAATGGATCAACCGTCATATCTGCACGGCGCTTTGCGGGTTGCGATGATTTCGCACCCATCTCACCAGCAATATTCTTAGCGCGATACATCATCTGATAAGCCCACCGCCTACTAGGGATCGACGTGGACGTGTTGCGCCACCAGTGCCAAGCAAGCCCTTAGGAGATGTCGCAATAGTTGATCTGCGACCCTTACCAGTGCTTTCAATCGCTTCTGCTTCTGTTTCGCTTGTCACAACGCGGTTATCAACGACATCGCCAACATCAACATTACCGCCACGATATGTTGTATCTGCGCCCGTATCTACTACCGTATCTTCACCAATATCAGGTGCGGGTGGGGGAGGAGTAATCTTTGTCGTAGTTTCTGTAGTGGTAGTATCAGTAGTATCAGTAGTATCAGTGGTGTCTGTTGTCTCTGGCGTAGACGTTACAGCAGCAGGCTTGTCGTCGTTGTCATTGCTAGACATCGCCGCCGCCCGAGCCTTAGAAGCCTCAGTGCGCTCTTGATAGCTTTGGATAGCTCTTTCGCTGTATCCTTGGTCACGCAGTGTTTGAGCCTGTTGCTCTTTGCCTTGACCAAATGTAGAAAGACCCATCTTTAGATCAGTGGTAAAACTAGAAGCTGTACTCCCCACAGTCTGACGGAGCGTTTTACCCTCACCGCTACCACGACCCGCACTACGAGTACGACCAGATGTGCGCCCTGTACCAGACTGAGAACGACTTACACTACCTGGATCACTCGCTCGACCCGATGCCGCTCCTGTAATACCACCCATAACTAAACATCCTTCTGCATAATTGTCCCAGCGGGACTATAACCTAGACGCGACAATAACTGTGCGCCCCTTTCTATCCGTATGCCCGACGTAACCCCAGTCATTATGTTAGCGACATCCTTGCTACGCGCCCATTCCTCATACATCCGCAATAGCCTAACACCAGTCATGCTACCACGATATTTAGGAGCAACATACCAGATATAGTCTCCCGCGACTAGAGTATTACTATATGGGAAGCAAAACACCAAACCAACCATAACACCCGCAATCTCTGAACCATCAAACGCCATGAATATTTCAGTGTTCTCGCAATCTATGCGCTCCACCATCCATTCATGCATTCTCTCATGGTCATAATCCGCAAAGCTCTGCCAACTTTCTGCATGGAAACGTGCGCAAATCTCCACAAGATCGTGCGCATCGCCATACTTGGCAGTTCTATATTCAAGCCGCGAACGGGTCATAATCCATCACCGCCTGCATCTGTGGAGCCTTCATACTCGGCCCACTTTCTCTAAGCCCTACCGCGAAATACCGAAACGCATCAGCAGCATGGCTAGACCAATCATGCACAGGCGTAGCCCTAAAACTGCGCGTCTTGTCATTGTAAGACCTATGATACTGCCGCAAACACTCCAAACCCTGCTTACACTTCTCACGGTCAAACCACAGACGCGGTATCAACATCTGCGCCGCATGAATACCATCCTCAACAGGTAACTTAGGAACTACACGGAAATTCAACCCCAAATCCCACGCAACCTCCCTACGAGACTTGCCAGACCCCAACTCACGCACCTCAATGTCATGCGGAGCGTTATGCGTACCATACAAGTAACCCTTAGAATTAAGTATCTGACAATAATGCGGCAAACCCTGGTTTCTATTCTCATAGTAATCAATCACATGAACAGCGCGCCCAACCGTCTGGGTGTACCATATACTAGTCGAATCTCCCACGCCGAGGTCCCACCAAGTATCCACCTTAACACTCGGATCATACGGAACCTTCGTCACACGCCCCTCAGACGTAGCAGCCTCCAACTCCTTGCCATAAATCGCACCAGGCACATTCGCATTCCAAGAACACTCAAACTCCTGCATATACTGATCGTGCGTCATCATAGCCTGCGCAGCTTCCAATTCCTCCGCATCTAACAACCCTGTCTCACTCGCCTTATACACAGCAGCTAACCAATCATCACTAGATGCAGCCTGCTCATAGTAATCATAGAAAGCATTATGCCCCTTAGGAGTGCCGACAAAGATACAAAACCCCTTGCGATCCGATAACGCTGGCCTCAATACCTCAGGAAACACATTCTCTGGCATGTCAGCAACCTCATCCATGACACAACCATCCAAGTATATCCCACGTAAACTATCTGGGTTCTCAGCACCCAACAAAGAAATCCTAGCACCCGTAGGTAAATCACACCGCAATTCAGTCTCGTGAAACTTCACATTAGGTACACCACCAGCAAAATGTTTTATATAATCCCAAGCTACATTCTTCGCCTGACGATAGGTGGGTGCCATATAGGCATAACGGGGGTTCGGCTTCTGAGAAAAAAACGCATCCCTAAGTAAATGATTGATCGCCCATACTGTCTTACCAAAACGACGATGACACACAACAACGCCCCACCGCTTCTCCTGCATCTCATTGTGCAGCTTCATCTGCAACGGCCTCGGGTCATACGGTATCTCTATGTGCGTCACTGTTGCTGTACCTCCGACTGGTTCTCATAGATCAATATGCCATGCAGCTCCAGAATAGCCTCGTACAGGTCAATAAGCAACACTGCGCTCTCTAACTGCTCCGAAACGCTCTCGCCCTCCACGATGCCTCTCCGCAGCGCTGAGATATGGCCTAACGCTGCTTGCTGATCTGGAGAGAGTGTGGATGTCAATGTATCCCCCCTACGGGTATTATATGTGGTAAGGATCGGCGGGCGGTTCTGCGGGGGGTGGGGGTAGGCGTATCGGCAAAATCAAGGCGTTTATTTAACATAATTCACCTTATCGGATTTACAAATCGTGTAATAACAATCACTTAGCAAGATATGCACGTCATGCATACATTGTAGACCCGCCATAGCCATGCATCCGTTGCATATCACAGGCCTCGCGCGCGTAGCTCGGTCAGTCAGGATGATTGATAACACGGTATTCCACCCCTAATGAAGAACCTCATCATCATCGCCTGTCACTGCTGTATCACCACCTGCCCAGCTGATCGTGAATGTCTGTGCTTGTGGCTGATCTTCTTTCTTGTCTCTGATCCCGAATGGCTGATTGCGCGCTGTTGTCCACTTGAGCGTTTCTATCTCTAACCGTCTGCGCTGCACCTCTGCGCCAATGACACGAGCATCTTTGTCGTCTGGCAGTGGTTCCATTGCGAGGGCGTTTATCCTGTCTGCCATATACTCAGCTTGGAGTATGCGCGCTTTGCGATACATTTCCCACATTGCTTCGCTGTCCTGGACTGCTCGAGTGATGCTGCGATAACTAGGTAAGTCTTTGTCGGCTGCTATCTCTGTGAGTGTTTCCCCGTCTGCCAGTCTGTCGCAGATGATTTGCATAATCTTTGTATTTACTGTTCTACTCGCCATTGTGTTTCCCCTTTGAAAGAATGCCCCCACCGCAGTGAGGGCCAGTTAAGTGAGGCAGAAAAGCCCATGGAAAGGCTTTCTGTGAAAAGAGGTTTTCACATAACTAGATATAGCGCATGTGATTGATTAGCGCAATAAATGTTGCGCTTTGTAAATTTTTCTTTGTTACCTGTTGACATATCGTGTCAAATGATTAACTGTTATGACACAACATGACAAAGTGAGACAGAAAAATGAACACGTTTGAACTTGAAACATATGACGTAGAATTAGCCCACAACAAGTGGCACGACGGATGCGTTGTTTGGATATCTGATCCGAATGACCCAGACTACACCGACACAATCAAAGAAGCATGGCAGTTCAAAGACGCGGACGGTCATCTATTCGTAATAGAATTCACAGAGGAGCTTTCACAATGACACAACGTATCACAAAGAAACATTTATACCGCCGCATTGAATTGCTTAATCAAACCTTTGGCTATCGCACGGAAGCATGGTCAAAGGGATTAGATGGCAAGTACCATGCAAACCC